GATTATACTAAAGAGATGACTATTTCAGAAATGAGAGAAGAAATTGCAAAAATGCTTCAGTGTGGAGAGGGATTTATTGCAACCGATGAATCATTGCTTGAATATGTTGATGATTTTATTTCAAAGGTAAGAGCAGATGCGATTGAAAGTGCTTATTACATCATAAAGCCATTTATGAGCATAGAAGAATGGACAGAAGAAGTTAATAGGCAGATTGAGTTAAAGGAGCAGAACAACGATAACTGTGAGGATATAAACAACTGAATAAAAATAACTTCCCTGTGCATTGCATCAACTAAAAACCAAATTTAAATAAAAAGAAAGGAAAATAAAATTTATTAAAAAACATCATGAAATGTGTCAACAAACGTGATGCACAGGGTTGCTATAAAAAGGAGAGCAAATGAAGATTGAAGATGTAAGGGATAGGCTTTTGAATGAATTGAGTCAGGGTTCAGAAGACATAAACATAGAAATAAGCAGAGAGGAATTGAAATCTTTAGTTGATACGTTAAATAGAGCAATTAAAGAAATCCGGGTGATTCATCCGTTGAAACTTAAAGAGAATTATAGGTTGGGTGCGGAAGATGGGGGAAGAGAAGTTGCCGAAGATGTTCTCAAGCTGTTGGAAGAGAAACGATTCCGTGTGATTAACTATGTATTATTTAACGAAATAAGGGATGAAATATGGAATATGAAAGGTTAAGACCTATTCCACCAATAAAGATGGAACTTGGCGGAGATTATTATTTTAAATGTGGATACATCAAATGCGGTAAAGATGTCAACACATGGCAAAATTATTGCCCTATATGTGGAACAAAATTGGATTGGGAGGCGAATAATGAAAATAAAATACAATATCAACACAACAGAAGGAATAAGAAGAATGTTCGAAGAACACACTGAGTTTGCCGAGTATGTTGCATCATTTGCAAGAACTCAGAAGATTACAATTGACGAGGCTCTTACTCATGCAATTGTCCGGGCAAGGGCTGAGGATTACATTAATCGTTCCTTCTGATAAGACAAAAGACCCGCACGTCTGCAGGCCTTTAAAAAGATTAATATGGAGGTTATCAGAAGATATTTAGAGGGGTGGTATCTTCTTAATGTCAAGGTATCAAAAAGTAAAACATGCGTCAATTAGAAGGGAGTAATATGACAGATAATCAAAGCAATGCGCTGAAGTATTTGAGTCGAATCAGAACAATTACCGAAGCTATGCGCAACAAAGAGCTTGAAATAGAAGCACTTCGATACAAGGCATCAGGAGCCGGTGCTATTCGCTACGATAAGGATCATGTTCAGACATCGCCACAGAATTACATGGAAATGGCAATTGCAGATGTAATACAGCTTGAAGCCGAACTGGAAGAAGACAAGGCGAGCCGAGAAGAATTACTTGGCAATACATACAGCATTGTTCGCAAACTTCCAGAGCCTGAACACAGAGTGCTGATTGAATGGTATTACTTAAATGGTCTTAAAGTCGATGATGTCTGCAATAAAATCTGCAGAAGTGAACGTGGATTTTATTATCTGCGAGACGATGCACTTGAATCATTTGGAGAAAATATGAATTAATTGAAACTTTGCAGACCGTTTCAGTTGATTGCAGAGAGAAAAAATTTTATTATTATAATTGGCGGAGGCCAAGAGATAAACAAGTGCGGAGGTGCTTCTCATGAAATGTTGGGTATGTGGCAAACCCAATGCCAAATATACCAGAGATATTACAAGTGAATATGCTGAAAAATTTTCCTGTTATACTTTTCAAATCAGATTATCTGTAAAGGATGAGCATCAAAGATGTTATTGCAAGAATTGTTTTGATAGTGTAATGAAGCAAAAGATTGATGAAAATAAAGAGTACATCAGGCTTAGGCATAAAAGAATGTTTGAAAATGCTTTAGACAAGATGGAAAGACAACGCATCAATTTTTATGAATATGAAGAAGCAATTAAAACTATTGAAGAATACAACATTGAAAATGAGGATAAATTTGATAGTTCATATGAAATAATGGTTGCAATAGTTCTTATTCATAATCATATTCATATAAAACCACAGGCAAAGATAGGAAAGTATCAAGTGGATTTTATGCTTCCTGATGACCATGTAATACTTGAAATTGATGGAGATAGGCATAAGCACAGGAAAGAATATGATACAAAAAGAGATAGTGAAATAAAACAGGAATTAGGAAAAGATTGGCACATTATAAGAGTTAATACAGAACATCTTGATAAGGATGTGACCAAGATAGTTAGAGCAATTGAATTTGTACTGGATTATAGGTATTCAGGTAAAGTCAATTGGAGAGCAATATGATATAGGTGCGAAAGCATTTATATATAAGTGAAAGTCGGTTGATAAGTCAATCGGCTTTTTCTTTGTTCATTTTAATCCTTCCTGGGGTGGGAAATACCCGCCCTGGGTGGATGGGAAATATATGGCTAAATTAAACACCAGAGCAGATCACAATGGCCCCCATAGGGTGACCTTTAATAAGAACCGAGCAAGAATAATATATACCCAAGATATATGCGCCCTATGTGGCAGACCAGTGGACAAAACACTAAAAGCACCACATCCTTACAGTGCAACAGTCGACCATATTATTCCGCTTAATAAAGGTGGTCATCCAAGTGATATCAATAACTTGCAATTGGCTCATTGGATTTGCAACAGACTGAAATCAGATAAACTGCTGGGTACGGATGCCCGGAACACTAACACGCAGATAAGTAAAAAGATATATCAAACAGTTGACTGGAAAAGCTTCTGATAAGGGGGCATGATTTTAAAACTACCCCACGAAGACTTCCCCCTCGGTTACTGTACATATATTTCGCTGTGTGTGAAACATTTCGTGAAACATTTAGGAGTAAAAGAATGTCTATTGAATATTTAAGAAGCAAATTAGCATCCAAACAGAATTGGATCAGAACAAAATATGAATATTATGAGCAGAGAAATCAGAAGATGGACCCCTCTCCTGTTGTTCCGGCAAAAGAAAAAGCCTTGTATAATGCAAAGCTTGGATGGTGTACAAAAGCCGTTGATGATTTAGCAAACAGGTTGACCATTGACAGTCTTGAGAATGACAACTATGGAATGTGGGATATATTCAAACAGAACAATATGGATATCCTTTTTGATTCTGCATTCCGTTCTGCGTTAATTTCTGCTTGTTGTTTTATTTATATTATTCAGACAGAGAGCGGAGATGTTCAGCTGCAGTTGATAGATGGTAAGAACGCAACTGGAACATTAGACCCTTCGACATATTTGCTCAAAGAAGGCTACGCAATACTTGATACTGACGAGTTAGGTGATCCAACGCTTGAAGCATACTTCTTGCCGAATGAAACAGTGTATTACAATAAATTAACTCATGGGGAAACGCATTACGCAAACCCCACTGGTTATCCTTTGCTTGTTCCAATTATTAACCGCCCTGATGCAGACAGAAGACCATTTGGTCAGTCGCGTATCAGTAAGGCCTTGATGGACATCCAGGATAAAGCAAGATATACGATTACCTGTCTTGAGGTTGCCAGAGAGTTCGGAGCATTCCCTCAGAAGTATGTTGTTGGACTTTCGCAGGATGCAGAGTTTAATTCATTAGAGAATGCTTATAAACAGATCCTTGCCATTGATAAGGACGGAGATGGTGATAAGCCTTCTGTGGGACAGTTTACTCAGATATCATTGTCAAGTTATCTTGCACAGTTGCAGGAATACGAAAGACAGTTCAATGCTGCATCTGGACTTGATGCAAAAGAAAACCTTCAGGTTATTGCTTCAGGATGTCAGAGAACATTTGGAGCAGGCATTCTTAACACTGGACTTGTTGCTTCTTGTCTTCGCGATGAAACACATTATTCAAGAGTAATGGTTTGTGATACAAAAGTAATTTGGAAGCCAGTATATGCTATGGATATGGCTTCAATCAGTACGTTTGGAGACGGAATAATAAAGATTAATCAGTCTGTGCCAAACGCAATAACTTCAAAAACTATTGCATTATTAACAGGCTTACCGATAGAGGATTAAATGGAAGACATAACACCTTCACTGTTAAAAGAAATACAGAAGGCATTCAAGAATGAAATGCTTAAAAGCTCAAAAGCCCGGAATGTTGAAAAGGCTATTCAGAACGGAACTGCAACATACCATCAAGCATATCAATATGCGCAGGCTGTTGGTAATGCAAGGGCAAAAGCATTTAAGCAAGTATTGAATTCAGATATACTTCCTGATGGGAAAATGTATTTCAATATTGCAGATGGAATTATCAGAGGCACACTTCCAGCTGACCATGAAGCCATCAGCGAAGTTGCAAATATTGCCCAGGCTAATATTAATAAACGTGCAAAGATTGGATTGAAGACTCAAACCGCAGATGTTGATGAAGACAGACTCATGGGGTTCATTAATAGAATTTCATCAGAGGAATCGTTCGATGATATAGCTTGGATTCTCGATGATCCAGTTCGAGAGTTTTGTTCCTCGGTAGTAGACAGCGGAATAAAAAAGAATGCCGAATTTCAGTCTAAAATGGGAATTAAGGCAACAATAGAGCGGTCAAGCAATGATGGATGCTGTGAATTCTGTGACAATCTTGCCGGGGTATATACTTATCCTAATGTAGACAGAGAAGTGTTCAGCAGACATGACAATTGCAAATGTACAATAATATATAATGCGCAGAAGATGAATATATCTGGTCACGCATTTACAAGATGATTAAATGAGCATTAACCATAGTGGTTAGTGCTTTTTTAATAGAAATGAGGAGCTTATGGCACGATTAGGAAGCCAGCTCCCAACAACTTCTGTAATACTCCCATTTACAGAATCATATGGTCAGAAGGCAGTTGAACTTTACAACGAATCTGGCAACACTGCCCAAGAGTGGCAAGAAATACAATTGAATAATATCCTTGCAAGAAATGAAGATGGTTTATGGACCCATGCAAAGTACGGCTATGCAGTGCCGAGGCGAAATGGCAAGGGAGAAATCCTTATTATGCGTGAGCTGTACGGAATCCACATCGGTGAACATATACTTCACACAGCACATCTTGCTTCAACATCCTCTGCGGCTGCTTATCGTTTGGCTAAATGCCTTGATAATATGGGCTATGAGGAAGTAATACGATTCAAAAAGTCGGAAGTGTATGATAAGCATTATGTATTCCATAAGCAATTCGGACTGGAGCGAATAACATTGCTTGGTGAAGGTGGCGGAGAAGTCAGATTCAGAACAAGAACATCAAGAGGTGGACTCGGTGAAGGTTTTGACTTACTCATCATTGATGAAGCGCAAGAGTACCAAGATGACCAAGAGAGTTCATTGAAGTATGTTGTGTCGGACAGTAAGAATCCGCAGACAATATTCACAGGAACACCACCAACTGCAGTATCAGCCGGAACAAAATTCGTTAAATACCGCAATGATACATTGAATGGTGATAACGAAGATGCTGGATGGGCAGAATGGTCTGTTGAGACACAAACTGATCCGAAAGATATCGAGGCATGGTATCAATGCAATCCATCACTCGGATATGTTTTGACCGAAAGAGTCATCAAGGCAGAAATCGGTGATGATGTTGTGGACTTCAACATTCAGAGGCTGGGCTTGTGGTATGAAAATGCGCTTGATTCGGCTATAAAAGAGAACGAATGGAACAATCTCAAGATTGATAAGCCAGAGTTCAAAAATAACCGTTTATTCGCGGGTATTAAGTTCGGCAAAGATGGCTTAAATGTAACATTGTCCATTGCGGTCAAAACAAAAGACGATAAGGTATTTGTTGAGACTGTAGACAATCGTTCAATGCGTGAAGGAATAGGATGGATACTTGACTGGTTATCAGAAGCCAAGTCAGTGCAGAAGGTTGTCATTGATGGTGCCAATGGTCAAGCAATGCTTGTGGAAGCCATGAGGTATGCAAAACTTAGCAAGCCGGTACTTCCCACAGTTGGAGAAATCATCAAAGCGAATGCAATGTTCGAGAATGCGATCTTCAAAGAAACAATATGCCACAGTGGACAGACTGCCCTGGCGGATGTTGTTACACATTGCAAAAAGAGAGCCATCGGTTCAAACGGTGGTTTTGGCTATGAGTCACTTAATGAGGAGCTTGATATTTCAATGCTCGATTCGATTATGTTGGCTCATTATTTATGTGCTTTAGACAAGGGAGTAATACAGAAAGTAAGATAAGCCGAAAACGAGACCAACTCGGCAAAACTGGGAGAAAGGCAAAAATACTATGAAAGAATTAACAAATGTAACAGAAGAAAAAACATTTACACAGGAAGAAGTAAATGAAATCATCGGAAAAAGATTGGAGAAGGCCGAGAAGAAATGGACCGAAAAGTATTCGAATTATTATTCCGCTGATGATTTAGCAAGTAAAACAGAAGAACTAAACAAACAAATTACAGACCTTGGCAATTCGCTCGACGAAGCCAATAACAAGGCTACTGCTAGTGCTGATTCTCTTGCAGAGAAAGACCAAGCGATTGCAGACCTTGAAAATAGGGTGCGTAATTACGAGACTGACTCGGCAAAAATCAGGATAGCACTTGAAGTTGGTATTCCGTATGAGCTTGCAAATAGATTAACAGGAGCGACAGAAGAAGAAATCAGAGCAGATGCTGAGAAAATGCTTCCTCTTGTTGCACCAAAAATCTCAATGCCGTTAAGAAATCCAGATGCAAATGTAGAAACCGACGGAGTTCTTGCGGAATTTAGAAAACTAAACCCTAATATTAAAATTTAAGAAAGAAGAGGACATTAATTATGGCATTACAGGACAGATATTCAAGTATCGTATTAGCAAAGTTAAGAAGTACATCAGTTTTCGCTGATATCGTTGGCAGACAGTTCGAGGGAGATCCAAAGGCAGGAGCAGTTAAGGTTCCAGTAAGAAGTGATGCAACAGTTAGCCAGTATTCAGTAGCAAATGGACTTGCAGGTTCAGCAGCAGAGACAACATTCGCAACAATCGCAATTGACCAGGATTACGCAGTAAACGAAATCATTGATGGTTTCGAGGCAAATGCAGTTCCAGACGGACTTGTTGCAGAG